TTAAGACAATTTGAAAACGTCTTAGTCGTTTAATATCAATAAGTTTCGATACTTGTAAGACAAAAAGACAGTAGATTGTAATAATGTGAGGTTGAACCAAATCTTACGGGCGTTTTGACATCATCTCTCTATGTCTCTACTCTCCCGAACATTATTATTATCTATTGTCTTATTGTCTTATTGTCTTATTACGTGCTTGGAACCCGCATAAAACCTAGCGATACCTATTAAGACAATCCATGAGACAGTTGGAACACAACCGCAACATGGACTGTCTTAATAGGTAACTGCATAAACAGTTACCTATTCGACCTTATGCCGCCTCTTTGATAGCGTTGTTAAGGTTTGCCATTGCAACGTCGATGCCTGTGTTGTCGACTTTCACGTCGTACTGACCCGATGCAATCTGCTTGGCAAGTGAGTTGATACGTGCTTCCACGTCGAGCGCCTTAAGTATTTGCTCGGCAGTTTCTTCGTTCTCGTACCATGCACGTACTTCTGTGGTTAAGTACTCAACCACTTCATCACCCGATGTAAACTCGGCAGACTCACGTGCTTTCTTGTCAAGTTTGAATGAACCGTCTTTTTGTAGACGTGCGAACCCGAACTCATGCACCCATTGCACGAATTTCTTTTTGTTCAATCCACCCATTGCGTCGTATAGTTTTGCGTACAATGTCACGTCGCCGTGTTCATACGCATGACCCGCGATATTACATGCGACAGTTTGCACGTTTGCACGGATTGAGTTTGCAGACTTTTTGATGCCCGCGATTTTGCTCTTAAGTTCTGATTGATTTAGCATAATTATCTCCATAAGGTTTTGTTGATTTGAAGCGATGCGCTTCGCTAAACACACAGACCGCCCGTGTGTTTAGAGAAACGCACTTCGCGCGTAACATTAGCGCGTCACGCGCGAAATACATATCTCAGACTTTTTCCCGTTAATTTAGCGACTAGGAATCTGAACCTTTTATCATCACGCAGTGTGAGAGAGGTCGCCATCAGAGGGACTACACCGAACGGAACAAGTCACTAACCGCTGTTAACGGTACAAAGTTTTCCGGCATTACCCGAACAAACCCTTAGACGCGATACGCTTTCGTGTATCGTAGGGCGAGACGCGTGATTCCCCGTTACTGTTCGCGCGGTGCTTAGGCGGCAACTGTCGCTACCGATTCCACTCCCGCAAGGGGCGAACGCAATCTCCCGTGTGGTGGCAGACTTTTCGCATGACAGTCAAGTGACTCAGCGGATTTTCGTCTACACTATAGGCAGATGATGATAAAGGGGGGGACAGGGACCGACGGGGGGACCCCCACCCACCCAGCCTTAGGTAGTCCGTGTAGAGCGACCCCTATTTTTTAGCAAATTCAACTTTTACGCGAACTTTGTCTTGTAACCTATTGATTATTAACAGGTTTTGACAAATCGACCCATTTCATATAAACATATTGCGTAATTTCGTGTATTATTTAATATACAATGTGTTACTAATTTGATTAGATGGTGGCATGAGCGCTCAAGTAGATAAATTTAAAGACCCTGAGTTTCGGGAGAAGCCTATCCTCTCACGCGGTCAACTTCAGATGATTGAAGAGGACCCAACGAAGATGGAGACCCTCGCTCGTTTGATGGGCGCGGTGAATTTAGATAATTTGTTCCGTCACATGCAGAACCCTGATATAAACCCTGCTACGCGTTTAGAGTTCCAAAAACTCCTGAACAAGATGGGTAAACTAGAACCCGATAGTAAAGCCGAGACCTTTGGTACAGGCCCGCAGGTAGTAATAAATATTACACGAGCAAAAGATACCGAAGGTGCTATAACTATCGAAGGTAAGGCAGAACCGGTAGCAACTGATGACGCATGAAGTAAACTTTGAAGTCATAGAATCGTTAGACGGATTTTTTTATTCCGATAAATTTATTTCTCTTGTTGTAGGACCCGTTGGCTCGACTAAAACCACAGCGGGCATTATGAAGATTATTCACCACGCGTCTCAGATGGCTCCATGTAAAGATGGTGTCAGACGGTCTCGTGCAATTTGGGTTCGTAACACGCGAGAGCAGTTACGCGACACATCTATTCCGGATTTTATGAAGTGGATACCCGACGGTGTTATGGGTAGCTTTATGAAGACCGAATATAAATTTCTAATTAAAGTCGGGGACATCGAATGTGAAGTTTTGTTCCGTGGACTTGATGATGCTAACGACGTAAGGCGACTACTGTCGCTACAGGCTAGCTTCTTTATTTTTGACGAGTTCCGAGAAATTCACCCTGACATCTTTAATGCTGCACAAGGTCGTCTCGGTCGTTACCCCGATAAAATGATGAATGGCGTCGGGTGCCAAACGGATGACGGCAAGCCGAACGCGCATTTGTGGGGAATGACTAACCCCCCGGACCAAGATACTTTTTGGGAAGATTTAATTAACGAACCCCCAGAAAATACCCACGTGACAATTCAACCGTCGGGTCTTTCTCCTGAGGCAGATTGGTTAGACTTTCTTCCTATGGACTACTACGAGAACCTTGCTGAAGGTAAGACGGAAGATTGGGTTGATGTTTACATCCATGCCAAATTCGGTAAGTCGCTTTCAGGACAACCTGTGTTCCGTGCGTTCGATAGAACTACTCACACTGCCAAAGATGAAATCAATCCGATTTTTTCGGATGCTCCTCTTCTGATTGGTGTGGACGCTGGTCTGACACCGGCGGCGGTGATTGGGCAGCTCGCGTACGACGGAAGGCTAGTCGTTTACGACGCGCTTGTCTCAGACGGGATGGGAGCATTGCGTTTCGTCCGTGAAAAATTAAAACCACTTCTGTCAAATAAATTTTCGGGGCGCCGAAGTCTAGTTATAATTGACCCGGCAGCGTTCCAACGAGTTCAGACAGACGAACGTACTGTAGCAGATATTTATAAGGCGGAAGGATTCGTCGTTAAACCTGCGAAGACAAACTCTGTAGCGGCGCGATTAGCGGCGGTAGAGAAGTTTATGACTAGAGTTGTCGATGGAAAATATGGACTGGTAGTGGACCCAGTTAACGCAAATTCGTTAATTCAGGCCCTAGCCGGAAAATATAGGTATAAAATAAATAGTAAAGGGGTTAAGGACGAAAGTCCGGAAAAATCCCATCCGTGGTCAGATATTGCTGACGCGTTCCAATATTTGTGTTTACATGCAGATGGCGGAGAGATATTTGGAGGTCAAATGGCTTCTATTGGACGCAGGGAGGTTGTAAAGGTATCAGCCGTAGGTTGGACTTAATTGGTTGACATGTTTACAGTTCACTGGTAAATTGATAACAACTTATATGAGTGATTGATATGGCACTAGGCCCGCAACTAATTCCCGTAGCGAGAGCCTCTGATTTAGAGGCCGCAGCTAAACGCGCTTCTGAAGAGAAGCAGCAACAGACTCTTATTAAGGGACTTGCATCCCACGTAAGGCGTCGATGGGAAATTATGCGTGACCACAAGCAAGACGCCATTGAAGAAAGACTTACAGATTGTATTCGCGCTCGTAACATGGAGTACGACCCGCAAAAACTTGCAGAGATTCGAGAGCAAGGCGGTTCGGAAATTTTTATGGGTATCGTCAGTACTAAGTGTCGAACAGCAACAGCATGGTTGCGTGACACTCTTCTAGGTACCGGCGCAGATAAACCTTGGTCAATCACACCTACCCCAATTCCTGAAGTTCCACCTGATTTAGCTCAACGTATGCAGCGTATCATGCAAGGTACATTGCAACAGTACTACGAAGCAGGCGGGCAACAGTTAGACCCTATGCAGCTTAAAGAACTTGCAGGCGGTATGAAAGATACTGCGATGCGAGAACTTACATACGAGGCAGAAAAACGTGTCGAGCGTATGGAAAAGAAAATGGAAGACCAGCTTGTAGAAGGCGGCTTCATCAAAGCATTGTTTGAGTTTACTAACGATATTGCTACGTTCCCGTATGCAGTATTGAAAGGACCAACACCTCGCAAACGTAAGGTGCTGAACTTTGCACAAGGCGGACTCGCGGCGGTTGATATACTGCGCGACGAGTGGGAAAGGGTCGACCCGTATAAATTCTATTGGGCGCCTTGGGGCGATGACATTCAGAACATGCCTATCATTGAGCTTCATCATCTTACGCGCGAGGATGTAGAAGGGATGATTGGTGTAGAAGGGTACGACGAAGATTCTATTCGTTCTATTCTTGCAGACTTCGGAGCAGGCGGTCTTGATTGGCTAGAACATGATGACGCTGACTATGAAGATGCAACTAACAGAGATTTCGATGAAGCGGGTAGCGAGCTTGTAGCTGCTATTCAGTTATGGGATTCTATCCCCGGCAATTTATTGCTTGATTGGGGTATGGACGAAACTGAAATTCAAGACCCGCAAAAGTCCTATCCATGTGAAGTGTGGATGGTTAACAACACAGTAATTAAAGCTGTGTTGAACTATGACCCTCTAGGACGTAAACCGTATTACATGACTTCGTTCGAAAAAGTACCGGGCAGAGTCGACGGCAACGGCGTCGCTGACCTGTGTATTGACGCACAGAATATGTGTAACGCGGCAGCACGTGCGCTAGCTAACAACATGGGTATTTCTTCCGGGCCTCAGGTCGGGGTAAATATATCTCGTCTACCTGCCGGTGAAGATATTACTCAGATGTATCCTTGGAAGATTTGGCAGTTCCAGCAATCCGAGTACGGAGATGCTTCGCCGCCAGTTACTTTCTTCCAACCTAATTCTAATGCCGGTGAACTTATGGCTGTGTTCGATAGGTTCATGGCTATCGCCGATGAAGTTTCAGGTATTCCTCGTTATATGACTGGACAACACGTTCCGGGCGCAGGTCGAACCTCGTCAGGTCTGTCTATGCTTATATCTAACGCGGGCAAGTCTATTAAACAGGTCATAGGTAATATCGACCACGATGTGTTGACGCCTATGTTGCAGAGACAATATCAGCGTAATTTACGTTACGCTACAGACCCGGATTTGATAGGCGATGTACAAATTATTGCAAAAGGCGCTATGTCTCTTGTCGTTAAAGAGGCGGAAGCTGTCCGTAAAACTGAGTTTTTACGTCTTGTACTGGAGAGTCCTGTGGCTCAGCAAATTGTTGGCCTTCCGGGTACTGCTGAACTCCTTAGGGATTTGGCAGGCAATCTCAACACGAATATCGACCGTTTGGTCCCTACTCGTGAGGATGTTCAAAAGAAACAAGACGCCCAAGCCCAACAGCAACAGATGATGCAGGAGCATGAAATGCAGATGCGGCATGCTGAAATGGGCCTTCCTAATAACCTTCAAGGGCCTAACAACCTACAAGAAGATGGAAGTCAACAAGGGGGTCGGGAATCAAACTATATGAGTCCAAGACCTAACGGATATTAAATGATAAACACATTGACAATTTATGGTGTATCATATAGAAAATGATTAACGTTAATATGGCAGATGTGCAGGCTATTAAAGCCTTGCTAAGGCTAAAAGAACCGGGCAACGAAGCCTTATTAAAGTTGATTGAGCTTCAGATTTCTGAAGCTAAGCAGAAGCTAGTCAGAGCAGACGACATGGTACTAATCCACCGACTGCAAGGGCGAGCCGAAGCGTTTGAGGACTTACTTAAAGCCATCGAAGATGCGCGGAAGGTAAGTTAATTTAGAAGCACACCATGACGGGAGCAGCATACGAAAGGCGCTGTAGAACAGAGTTGGTGCTTTGAGGAGAAAAAAATGGCAATACCAAGACAGGTTAAGAAACAGATAGAAGAAGTAGAAGAGATAGAGAAACAACTAAAGGCCCAAGAGAAGCCTAAACCAGAGACTGATAGCGAACATTCGCAGGAAGTCGAGGCCAAGGAAAACTTGGATACTACAGATGAAGTACCTAACGAGACTTCTTCAGAAGTGGAAAAATCTGGCGCGGAAGAGCCGACTGACGAACCTCAAGTAGAGGCGGACGACTTTAAGCAAAAGTACAACACCCTTCAGGGCAAGTACAACGCTGAAGTTCCTAAACTGCACCAGCAGCTTAGGCAGTTGACTGAAAAACTAAATGCGTTCGAACAAGCGCAGGAAGAAAAGCAGAAAACTGAATCCGCAAAACCTAGAGAAAGAGTCAGTTATGTAACTGACGCTGACCGAGAGGAGTTTGGCGAAGAGTTAATTGACGTACAACGTCGCGTAGCTAGAGAGGTTGCTCAAGATTATGAAGAGCGCTTCGAAAAGCAAGAGGCTATTATTAAAGCGCTTCAAAAGAAGCTCGATAATACTGGCGCTCAAGTTGGCGAAATGAGTTTTTCTCAGAAACTACAAGTGTTAGTTCCTGATTTTGCTCAGATTGACAACGACCCCAAATGGGTTGAATGGCTCAATGAGTACGACCCAATGGTGCGCGGGCAGAGACGTGAAATAGCTCAAGCAGCGTTTAACAATGGTGATGCTGAAGCTGTAGCAGATTATGTAAAACTGTTTAAGCAACAGATGTCCGGCGGAGAACCTGTTAATAATCGACAAGCGGAACTCGAAAAGCAAGTTGCACCGAATCGTTCTGTTACCAATGGTAAAAAGAGCGCGAGTCGAGAAGCTAGGTTGTACACTCAGAAAGAGATGGATAACCAGTGGAATAAGATTCGAACTCTAAGTTCCAGAGGGAAGTATGACGAGGCGGAAAAACTTGAAGCTGAACTAACGTCTGCTTATCTCGAAGGTCGGGTAAGAGCCTGACACAAGATTTTGCAGCCGTTGACAACTTTGTAACTAATGTATGTAAAGGAGAAATAACATGGCTGCTGTGTTCCCAGTCGTATCAAGCGGTTCGTTTGATACATCACCTTCGTACTCAGGTGCGTTCATTCCACAACTGTGGTCGAGCAAACTGAATGCGAAGTTCTACCAAAACACCATCCTAACTGAGGTATCTAATACCGATTGGGAAGGTGAGATTAAAAACCAAGGCGATACAATTCGTATCCGTACTGCACCGTCAATCACTATCAATGATTACGCGGGCGCTGGTACAACCTTGACTAACGAAGTTCCAACCCCTGTGTACACTGATATGCAGATTAACAAGGGTAAATACTTCTCTGTTCAGGTAAACGACGTACTTGCTCATCAGGCCGATATGGACCTTATCAACATGTTTACTGACGACGCTGCGAAGCAGTTGAAGATTAACATTGAAAACGAATGTTTCTACAACTGGTATGTAACTGAGGGTGCTAACGCAAACAACAAAGGCGCTACTGCCGGTCAGTTGTCTGCTGAGTACAACCTTGGTACTGATGCAGCACCTATTGACCAAGGTACGGTCTCTAACGTGCTGAAGACTATTCTTCGTATGTCGGCTGCTCTTGACGAGCAAAACGTTCCTGAGGAAGGTCGTTGGTTGATTATGTCCCCATTTGACCGTCAGCTTTTGATGCAAACAGATATTGCACAGGCTTACTTCACTGGTGACAGTTCAAGCATCGTTCGTACCGGTAAAATCGGTATGCTCGACCGTTTCGAAGTATACGTCTCTAACCTTCTGCCTAAAGGCACCACAGCAAAAGCTCTGGTTGCTGGTCTTAGTGCAACCTCTTCGGGTGCTACTGCGACTGGCGCAAAACCTCGAAGAATGATGGTTGCTGGCACTAAAGCATCTTGTGCATTTGCTTCGCAAATCAGCAAGACTGAGCCGCTACGTAACCAAACTGACTTCGGAGATATTGTTCGTGGTCTGGCGGTTTATGGTCGTAAGGTCGTAAAACCAGAAGCTCTAGTAACGGCGCTAATTGGCGACCCAAGCTAATAGAGTAAACAGGGAGGGGGGTAACACCCCCTCTCATTCTATTTAGGAGAATGGTTATGGATGTTTTCGAACTTGCTGCTAAAGTAGGCGGGGAAGTTGTAAATAACGAAGCCCGTGTGCGTATAGATGGCGATTGGGTTACTCTTGCTTCTGACGGCGTTCTTACAGAAGAAGGCACAAAGATGGCAGAACAACTTGCGGCACCTAAAGCAGCTACTAAGAAAGCTACCAAGGCTAAATCAGATGATTCTAAGTAATGGTGGCGATAGATGGCAACAGTCAAAGTTATAGAGGTAGTTAAGCGCGTAGAAGACGTATTACAGGATTCCGGTGTACGCTGGCCTCGTGTAGAACTGCAAAACTGGCTCAACGAGTCTTATTTGCAGATTATCCTCCTACGTCCTGACGCAAATGCTAAAACAGGTACTTTTACTTGTGTAGCAGGCTCAAGACAGACTTTAACTTCAGGATTTTCGACAGCCATAAGATTGTTAGATATTGTTAGAAATGTCGCTTCGACGTCTAGCAAATATGTAGTCCGGCTCATTGACCGTAGTGTTTTAGATGACCAAAGACCCGGTTGGCACAATGAGACAGGGACTATAAACGTACAGAACTTTACGTTCGACCCACGCCAACCAAAAACATTTTACGTATATCCTCCAGCTACTACTTCTGCTCAGCTAGAAGTTGTTTACGCAGACCACCCCGGCTATCACGCTTTGAGTGA